GTTTTTAATGGAGCTCTTTGGAACATTTTCATTCCATTTGGAATGTCTGTGATGATGTAGAATGCATCAGTATCAGTTAGGTAATTGTTCACTCTATAACCTTGAGGAACCATACCCATAGATACGATTGCATTAATATCATTGTCAGCTGTTCCAGTTCTGCCTTGAGACTTCATAAGTCTTTCAGCTGTGAACTGAAGCTCAGAAGGGATTATCATTTTTAATCCTCTTGCTGCAACTCTTAGACCTCTCTCATCAGTCATTTGAGCGATGTCAATCATTGACTGCTCTAATGACGTTTCGTTAAGATCCGCCTGCGTACTTAATGTATTCTTGAAAGAACCACTAATCGTAGGGTGAGATGTGTTAAACAAGCTAACGCCATCACCTGAATCGAAGTTATCAGTTGATGGTAAACCTTGAATTAAAGGTTCTACCGCTTTTACTTGTTTCGCATTACTCATAGATCTTGCTAAAGCTTTTGTATATCTAGACGCAAGTCTGTCATACAAGTTATCCTCAATCGCTTCTTCAGTGATTGCGAACGCTAAAGCTACTGTCTCGTGAGAGTATCTAGCAGTGAAAGTTTCTTGAGCATCATCAAATGATACACCAGCACCTTCACCTTTTACTTGTGCGTTTCCAAAGCCAGACAACATAACTTCTTCTTCAAAAGCTCTGTCAGATGACTCTGTAGTATAAATCTCAGCATGCTGATTTTCATACCTTTTGTACTCCAGGCCAAATAAAGCATTTAAACCTGGCTCTAGTTCTTTAACTAGTTGTGATCGTGATATAGCCATAATTTATTACTCCTTATATGCCTGTTGCTAATGATCCAACAGTGTATTGGTGTAAATTCACCTTTACTACTAATGAACAGTTAGCAGACGTTTGTTCTTGGTTTTCAGGATCTTCTGCTACTCTAACTACTCTCAATTGTTTAGCAGTTGTTGCTGCTGTTGAGATTCCTAATTGAATAGAAGATTTTCCTGTTGTTGTACTACCTGCTGCAGCAGTTGTTGCATAAGTTAAACCAATTTTTGATTTTCTTAGCGCCAACGTACCACCTAAGCTAGCGTCTGATGCAATGATGTACTCTTGAAAAGGGTCATCATTTACAAACGCTGTGATGTCTTCACTATTTGCAGGAGTTGTAGCTGCTGGATAGAAATTACTAAAAGTTGGTTTTAGTGTTGTAGCATCTGTAAATGTTACACCATTTAAAACACCAACCATAGTAGTTCCTGCCGCTGCAGTTACAATGTATCCACCAGTAGAAGTTGATAAATCAACTACCACAGGCTCTCCATTGAAAATAGCGTTAGATTCACCAGCGTCGATTTCGTATTTAGATTGACCTTGAATAGAAGGCGTGTTGCCTGCTCTCATAGCCGCTTTAAGTCCGAAACCTTGTGTGTTTCTATTTGCCATAGTTACGTCTCCTTATGTACCTGCCCCGAAGGGCCTCCAGTACGGGTTTATTTAGAATTCAGTGATTGAAAAAATTATTTTTTCGTACCACCGAAGGTTACACGAGACTGCCTATCAACATTGATTGGCATCCTCTGGTCTTGCTCCTTAAGAAGATCGTTTGCTACTGCTTCGTTTTGATCTTTATGACGTCCGGCCATATAATCTTGTCTCTGCTGCGCGATCTCGACAGGTACCTTTGCAAGTAAAAGGCCACCAACCCCGATCACTCCCTTGTATTTACCTTCATCAAGTACAGGGTAGTCAGATGAGTTTTCGACTTCTTCAGCCCTCACTAATTCGTAACCTTGTCTAATACGTCCGGTTATGTTCTTAGTGTCCTGAAAGCCTACGCTCTCTGCTCTAATCCATCTATACCTGAATCCATCAGGTGCAGGGGGTGCATCTAAAGATGACGGTGGAACCCAGACTTTTGGTCTTTCAGTTTTAGACCTATCTTGGTTCGCACGAGAAGTTTTGTTATCTTTTTCCATTTTACGCTCCTTCCGTGATTTTTATTTGTTTTGCGTATTCTTCAAGTGGCACTCCTAATTTTTTCGCGATTGCGACTTGTGATGAAGTGAGTCTCACAGTTTTCCTATTAGATCGTGTATTAGAACGATTAACAGAAGCAACATTTTGCGTCGGTTTAGACGTTTGTGATTCCTTTTTATCAAATTTATGTGGAAATTCAAGTCTAATTCTTTTATCAACTTCCGCATAATATTCATCAGTTTGGGGATCAAAACCCTCCCTTTCAGTCAAATCCTTGTGAATTTCAAAGGCAGTATAAGTCATAGCTCTGTCTTTACCAAACCATGAATTATTTGTAGCCCATTCTTCCGCTCTTGGATCTGGTGCCGGTGAGGTTTTTTGTGCACTTTCAGAAAGAGGATCTGCATCCGATAACCTTGGTGCAGGCTCTTCTTTAGTTGTTGTTTGTTGCTCTTTAAGAGCATTAAGTCTAGCTTCATCAATTGATAAAGCAGCTATTTTTTTATTCGCTTCAATCTGAGCAGTAGCGTCTGAATTTTCAATTGCAGAAGCTAACTCTTTTTGAGCAGAATCTAAACCAGCTTTGACTCTAGTTTCAAACTGTTTAACATAATCTTCATTTACTTTTGAAAATTTTGTTTCTACAGTTTTTCTTTTTTCTTCGACAGCTTTTGCATAATCAAGAGCAGCTTTTTCTCTTCGTTCTGCTTCTCGCATTTTACGAGTAAGTTTTGCAATTCTAGCTTGAACTCCTTTACTATACTCTTCTAGCTTGTCGTCTTCTTTCCCCTCTTTTTTTTCTACTTCACCACCTTCTTCTAATGTTTCTTTTGTTTCTTGTTCCGTTGTTTCTTCTTTCGGCGTTTCGGTTTCTACAACCGACTCGTCTTTTTCTTCTTCAATGTCTACCTCTGCATCAGGACCTGATGTATCGATGGGTACCATTTTATTATCTTCGTCTGGCATAGTTACTCCTTCCTATGTTAAAACTCATGCAAGATGTCCTCTGGACTTTAGCAGACGCATTTCCCCACCATCTATTTTGATTCGGCTACCTGCATAACGTGCAAACATAACCCAATCTTTTTCCTTGCACCACGGACCCTCTGGATACCTCTCTTTATCCTTATAACATTGTGGACCCATGGCCATTACTAATCCAACTTGTGATGCAACTTGTTGTCTCTCTAAAGTTGTTTCAGCTAAATGTATTCCACCTTTAGTTTTTTCTTTCATTTTAAAAGGCAAAACTAAAAGTCTCCAGCCTGTTGGTTTTGGTAATTTTGGTTCTTCTTTTGTAGATTTTACACCAACAAGTTTATTGTTTGGTGTCAATATTGATGACTGTTGCTTTTCCATTTTGCTCCTTATCTTCTAGCAGGTTAGAGATTTCCTGTAGTGTTGCCTCATAGGCATTTATTTGTCCTATTATATACTTATAATTTTCCATATTGTCAACACTGCCAGATGTAACTGACATTGACAATGAATCTATTCTTGTTCTTAAAAATCTAAGTAGTTTGTTTATTATTGTTTCTAATTGCATTTTTGCCTTTCTTAAAAATTGCAGCGACTTTGTTTTTACCCATAACCTTGGCACGCTGTTCTCCAACAGTTAAAATTTGTATTTTTCTAGCAAAAGGTTTGCTGATACGTTTTACTTTTGCAACAGTTGCTCTTGCATCTGCTGGTGTTGCAAACTTTATACGAACGGTATCTTTAGGATTTTCGTCCGTATAAAGTCTACGTCCAGACCCTTTAGGTTTTTTACCCGTACCTTTTTTTGGATCCGCCACGTTTCATTTCCTTAATGTGCTTTTCTATAACTTTACTTTGTTTCTTATGTAAAGCAGAAGCTTTTTTTAAAGCTTTAGCAACTTTTTTTATCTTTTTAACCATTATTTCTTTTTCTTTTTTTTCTTCGCTAGATATGCTTTTAAACCTGGGTTTAATTTAGACATACCACCTTTTTTCATCATGGGTTTTTTCATCATTCCACCACCCATCATTTTTGTTTTTTTCATAGTTCCTGGCATATTGTTCTCCTTAACATTTCCATCTTCTACGGGCCTGTCTCAGTCTTGAATTTGGATCTTTAGCAGCTTTAGGAAATTTTTTCATTTGACCTGCACTACGTGCACAAAATGATTTACGTCTTTTAGCAGCTTTAGATCCTGGTTTGACTTTGCCAGTGACCGCTGTTTTTAGTTTTGAACCGGGATTTTCTCTTCTATATCGGGCGACCCCAGCTTTTGTCATCCCTGCTCCAGATTTTGTAGATCTGAAATACTTTTTAGTTTTAGGTGGTTGTTTATCTTGTCTTCTCATTAGGCTGTTTTCTTTTTCTTTGCAAATGTTGGAACATTTGTTGGTTTACCACCAACACCTTGTGCTTTACTTCTTTTTCTCGCAACAGCAGAACGCCTTTGCGATTCTGTCATTCGGGCGGCTTTTGCAGCAGGCACGCATTTGGGGTATTTTCTTTTTGATCCACTTGCAGATTTTCTTCCACATTTTTTAAAACCTCCACCTTTTTTCTTGGCACCAATGTCGACCCAATCTTGCTTGAACCATTCTTTTAAACCACCTTCTGCAAAATTTCTACGCACAGCCTATTCTTCTTTTTCTAGCAAGACCAGCTACCTGACCACCAGATCCATACTTAGGTTTATTAATTTTACCACCCATAGCCTTACTAGGTTTAGGTCCTTTAAAATCTTTTCGTTTTACTCCAGAGGGATCTTTAATTTTACCAGCACAAATTTTGCTAGCATATGCGTTAGCGTATGCCGACGGATAAACTGCAAATTTTCTTTTCGCTGCGGCTTTTCCTCTAGGACATAGTTTAGTCATTATCTTTTCCTCGCTGTTTGTTTTGCTCTTGCAAAGTCAGATGCTTTAGGTGCACCCTTTGCACCTTTCTTTCTCATTTTACCTCCACGCTTTCTTTTAGCATGAATATTAGCGTATAAACCTGGACCAGCCATTACGCTTTAGCCTTTCCTTTTAATCTCCCTTTTAAAACATCAGCAAAAGTTACTTTGCCATCTTTGTTTAAATCAGGAAATGATTTTTTCTTTTTAGATTTTTTATTTTTTGCAGCCATTATTTTTTTTGGATTTGAAGATCCTGCTTTATACATGGCTCTGGTTGACATTCCACCACCCATCATTTTTTTTCTCATTTTTTTCCTCCGTTACGAAAAATTTGTGTACCCTTTATACCATAAATACTCGCCACGACAAGGATCCAAAGATTTGTAAACCATGACGGGAGCTGCGAGAACATGTCGAAGAATAATTTTACTTTGTCCATCGCTGTTGGGTCATCCGATATCACTGCCCAAGCAAGCACCAACACGGGCAAACTGAGAATTATCAAAACGGCCTCGTCCTTCCAGTCTGATTGTCTAGCCTCTAGCAATTTTCCCTGGTAAGCTTCCTCACCTTTTCTTTTCTGCTAACATTCTTTTCTGACCACCAACTGGCATTTCAGGTTTTCCTGTAGCAATATAGTTAAAAGCTCCATCAGCAGTTGTTTTAGATCTAGGATCTATTTCAATACTTTGCTCTGCAACTTTAACATCTTTGATTTTATCTAGTTTTTGCATTTATGCTCCTTTTTTTACTCCTTTTATAACACCTTTATTCTTAGATGCATAGAATATCTTTTCACCCTTCTTTTTACCGTATTGTTTTTTCATAGATTTCATGATTTTTTTACCTTTTTTATTTAACGGCATTTTAATCCTCTATCATAACCTTTGCTTGATTAACTCCAGTCTTTGCAAGACTAACTCCTGCACGTAATTTAGCTAAATCTTCGTTTTGTTCAAGTTTATCTTCTGCAATTTGACCTGCTTGCATTAATTTTGCTCTGTTTAAATCTTGATTTGCTTCATCAGCTTGTTTTTTACGTTCATTTTCCATTGCACGTAGGTCAACTTCACGTGATTTTAATTTTAAAAGAGGGTCAGAGTCAAATTGTGACGTAATTTCCTTTTCTTCTTTTGCAAAATCTGCCGTTAACTCAGAAACTAACACTGCTTTTCTAGCTTCGATGTCTTGAGAAAGCTTTTGTATCTGTTGTTGAGCCATTGGATCTTGTTGAGCTTGCACTTGTAGCACTTGAACTTGTTGCAATTGTTCTGCAAACTCCAATTCTACCTGTTCTTGTGCCATTAAACTAATATGTTCAAGTATATTTTTTTGTATTGAAGCCATAACAGCAGGATTATTTCTTACAATGTTTGTAGACATAAAAGTTAAATGAGACGTTACATGTGCTCTGTGGTCTTGACCACGAAAAGCTTGAAAAGGTTTCATACCTAAAGCATTTATATGTTCTAAACTTGGGTCCATCGGTGCCATTGGCGCTGGTGGTGGTAGTATTTGATCTATATTTTTTACATTTAATGCTTCATACATTTTTCTATATGCTGCATATAAATTATGTATCTGTGGATTTGATGTTGCAAGTTGTAACTCTGTTTGCGCCATAGATATTCTCTGTGCCATAGAAAAAATATTTGGATCTGCAACAGGTAAAATATCTACTCTGTCATCAAAATCCATTTGTTTAATTTCTCTTCTACCACCAACCACATCAAACGGATATACCGGTGGTAAATATGTTTTAAATACTTTAGCAAGTAATTTAAATTCTTGTTTCATACCTGCATACAATCTTTTATGTATTGCAGACATAACTCTTGAACCACGTTCTAGTAGTGCAACTGTAGTTCCAACTGCAGCATTTTGATTACCCTCTCCAACTTGCATATCAGCAATTGCTGCAAATCTTTGACCTGCTTGCACCACAACACCCATCAACGCTAATAAAGTCTGTGATGGTTCTTTGTATGGTAGTGTCATAAATGCATCTCTTAAATTACCACCTGGTGCATCTACATCTCTAAATTCACCTGGTTGTAATGGAGCTGCTTCATCTCTAACTCGAATACCTCTTTGTTTAAATCCTGCCGGTAGATTAGACAAAGTTCCTGCATCCAACAATTGACGGAGTGCAGCAGTTGCAGTTCTACTCAATCCGCCAATCATGTGGATTAATCCAAAGCCATAAAATCCTAAACCCGGTAGAAATTTAAAATGTACAAAATACTGGATCTTATTTCTTTTTGGATCTGTTGGTTCGTAGTTTCTACGAATTGATAAAACTTTTCTTGAGGTTTCGTCGACAGTCACAATGTAAGGTAGTTTAATACCTGTTGGAGTCATCTCTGCATCCTTATCTTCAAAACCTTCTAAATCTAAATTTACATGACACTCTAACAAAGTGTAAATCATTTCTTGTTTACCTGTTTTTTTAGTGCCTTCTAAATCGTGTTCTTTAGCTTCAACATCGTCTTTCATTACTGATTGTGGTTTTTGTAATTCAATGTCGGAATAAAAACCATTTACCTGTTGTTTACGTAAATCGTTTTCAGATATTTTTATTGTTTGAATAATGGATTCCGCATCCTCTAATGAGGTAGCAGAATACGGAACCACTAAGTCATCTGCTGGGACAAACTTAGAAACAGCTCGTCCTAGTAAATCGTCATAATAAACTTTTTTAAAAGTTGAACCTGCAAGTGGTAAGTGAAATAACATTTGATCAAACTCAGGTTCGTACTCTTCCATCTTTTCCATTAACTCATAATTCATGTAATCTTTAACACGTTGAGCTTGTGCTACTTTTTGTTGATCTGGATTACCAACTATTTGAGTTCTAACAGGTCCTTCTGCAGGTAATAATTCTTTATAAGCTCCTGCTTGAAATTGTGTAACAGCTTCTGCAAGAACTGGGTGAGTCGCACCACTTGCTCCTTGAAATGGTTCTGTTCTGTTATCATATTTAAACCCTAAAAGATCTAAACCATTTGTATATGATTGTTCCCAATCTTTTCTGGAAGCTTTGTAGTCCATGTAATTTTCTACAAGTTCAGAACCAATAGGATCTGTAATATCTTCTGGTAATAATTCTGCTAAATTGTCAAAGTGATTTGGTGTGCCTTCTATGTTTACTTTACCTGGTTCAAAGTCTACTTGTACACTACCATCTTCATTAGGTATAACCTCTACGCTGGGGTCTTGCGACTCTGCAGCTTGCTCCTCTTGTATTTCTATTTCTTCTTGAGGATCAACCTCTATTGATGTTTTTACGTTTGGTAACGACTTGTCTATATCTGCCATTTATTTTCTCCGGTGTATCCGCCACTTTAACTTGTTTTAAAGGAATATTCAACCCCTGTGGATTAGGTCCTCTTTTAGGCGGTATGGTTTTAGTTAGTTTTTTCATTAAAAGGGTAAATCTGGTAGATCGTCGTCTGCGCCTTGACGTTTTAACATTTTCTTTGCAGGAGATGTTTCTTTAAGTCCTAATTTTTTTTGCACTGATATTGGCAACATATCAGCCTCGTAACCCATTGCTTCTAAATCTTTTAATGAAATATTTTCTGCACCAAGCTCATCTATTAAGTCATCTAGATCTTCTAATCCATTTTCAACATCTTTCATCTTACCATCCATATCTGCTTTGACCGTAAATTCATCATATTCATCTGCTGGAGTTCCTTGCGTAGACTCATCACCAATACCTTTAGTATAAACCATCTCTTCTTCATAGTAACCAAAACCATCTGGGTCACCAGATTTTTTGTTAATTCTCATATTACCAGTGGTAAGATCTTCATACAATTCATAATTTTTATAAAGATAAACAACTTCTCTATCCATTGTAGCAAATCGTTTACTTTCATCTGTTCCTAATCTTTTTATTTTATCTGCTAATGTAAAAAAGTAATTTGGAACAACTGGTCCTTTTGGCACCGCTTTTTCTGCAACTTTAGTTACTGTTGCAAGATCATCACCAATTCCTAAAAGTTTTGCAATAGCAACAGTTGCACCCGCACCTGTTAATTGCATAAACTCTCTTCTAGTCATACCTTGTTTTGTTAACACCTCGTCTATCTCTTTGTCCATTATTTCTCTTGTAGTTTTATCTTCAGGTAGGTTTCTATTTTTTGCAAAAGCTTTTAATAGTTTAAGACCAGGAAAAATTGGTGCTGTAAGTTCCATACCAAGTGTAAGTTGGTCTGCTAAAATTTTTGCGCCTGCAGTTTTTCTTTTATCTTTCATTTTTTGTTCTTCATCTTTAATTAATTTAGCAAGACCCGTTTTTTCTGTAATCACTTTTGTTCCTTCACTGCCAACTAAATTATTTAAAAACTCAGAAAAGATTCCTGTGCCTGTAATGTTTGATGGTGGTATGTCAGTATAATCTTGAACATATCCTTGACCTGATGCAGGTTTAATTTTGAATGCAGGTTTTTGTATTAGGTCTGCTGCAAGTTTACCAACCGCAGGTAATACTCTTGCACCAAACTCACCGATACGAATACCACTCTCAACTAATCTATCTGCATAGTACGGAATGTTTCTTGGATCGATCATGTCGTTTATTATTGATATTGGATTTTTTGTTTCTCTAAATGTTTGTGCTGCAGGTAACTCTGCCTCTGGGTTCAAAAAGAAATATTCTAGCTGTGCTGCAAAGTCATCATCTGCTCCTGCTGCACCACCGTTACCAAACTCTGCTCTTGGCATTGGACTAATTTCAACACCACCACCTTTTGCTTTTTCTATTTGTCTTTCAGAAATAGGAAGAGTTTGCCCAGCAGGATCTCCTTCTAAAACTCTATCTATAAAAGATGCTATGTCGTCTGCATCAAAATCTAAACGTTCATAAAAATCTTTATAGTAATCTATATACTCATTAATTAAGTTATCTTTGTAAAGGGCTTTTTCTTCTGTTGATAAATCATCATAAACTTTTGCATTAGGGTTTATTTCATCAACATTACCCATAATATTTTTACCAGTCGTATCACCAAAAATATTTTCACTTCTAAATTTTTCACCTACGTTTGGAACATTAATATCAATAGGAACAAAAGTTTCTTCTACTCCCTCAAGTCCAGCTTTATTAGCCGCTACAATAATTTCGTTATTAATATTATTTAATTTAAGTTTTTGTTCTGTTAAAATTTCTTGTATTTCAGGCGTAACTTTTTTACCAATATAATTATTTAAAGTTCTATAAATTTTAATTTTTTTAGCTTCAAAACCACCTTTAGATAAAATTTCTTGGTTAAATATAGGATCTGTTAACGTGATAGTTTGAAAAGTTTTAATATTAGAATTTTTAAACACATTTGGAAATTTTAACATAGTTGATCGAGGTTCCGCGTGTGAATGATCTGGAGTTGCTTTATCAATTACTTTATTTTTATCTGTAGTTAAATTTTCAATTTTAGCAGCGCCTGCAAAAGCATCTTGAAAACTAGTGATTATACTATGTAGACCTTCATCAAAAGATTTTAGTTGTTTGTATTTTTTAGGTGTTCCAGTGGTAATAACTCCAGTTATTTTTTTACCACCTTTTCCATATTTAAGTTGAAAGGCTTTCATGACATCTCCTAAGTGGTAATAAGGAAACTTACCTTTCTGTTTTTTTCTAATGCCTCCTTCGTCGGATAATTTTTTAATTTGCATAGCCATGTCATTTCTGGCTGATTTACCTGCCTTAGTATCTGGTAATTCAATGTTAAAAACTTTTTCCAAATCTCTTTGTGCTAAATATATTGACTTATCAATAAGACCTTCTTTAATTAAAGGTTTAGTTAAATTTTTTATGTAACTTGAATCTGTGCTTACTTTTGTTGTAAAATCGGACCAACTTGTTTTAGGTGTGTTTGTTTCAAAATTTAAAAGTGATGGTGCAATATTTCCAGTTCTCTGACCTCTTTTTATACCTCTGTTTCTAAATAATGAATTAATTCTAGCTCTTAAATTTTCTACGTCTTTTGTTTTTTCTTTAACTCCTAGTATATCTTTAACAGCAGTTTCTATTCTACCATCGTAATTAGTATCAATAAAATTTGCTAGTTTTTGAGCAAATTCTTTATTTGTAACTTCTACAACTTCTGACATTTTTTTCTGATCATAAAGTTGTTTAGATTTTTCAAACGTGTCTCTAATTTCTTTTAAAGTTAAAACATTCTCTGCTATTTCTAGTGGATCTGGAATTCTAGGAGGTTCTATATTTGGTAATTTATCGTCAGATTTTTTAGTTTTGTTTTTATCATCACCCTCTTCTTTACTAAAAAATATATCTGAAAGTCTTTTAGCCCCAAGACCAACACCAACAGGTAAAGCAAATCCTCCGGGAACATCTATTGGTTTAAACTCTTGTGACATAAAATCAGTGCTTTTTTCTGGAAACAAAGGATTAAGAGTCATAACATTTGTTCCAGCTTGTTGATTAACTCTGCCACCATCTTGGTATAGTTTGTTAAATCTATTAAATCTTTCGGTGTCTTCAACCTCTGTTGGTTTATTCTCTGGTAGTTGATCTAAAGTTTTTATGGTGTCCGGCCCATACTTTTCACCTATTTCTCTGATCGCCTTTTCAAGATCTTCATCTAAAAAAGCAAGCTTGTTACCTAGACTTGTATCCTCGTCATCGATAAATGTATTTCGTAGTGGATCAAATATATAAGCCATTATACTTCATACTCCTTTGGTAATTCTTCTTTAACGTCAAAAGGGCGAACACCTTGTTCAGATGCATCAAAACTTTCTAATAAACCACCTATCTCAGGCGCAAAAGGAAAATCTAAACTAAAACTTCTATCTAATATTGGAATATCTTTAGGCAGTCTTTCTATTGGTGGATATAATTCAGTGTAGTATTTTGTAAAAGGACTAATGTATCCTTCTCTTTCATCATACGTTTTAAAAATATCTTTGTCTGTTATGCTATCTAAAAAAGATTTTTCTTCCGGTGGATCAAAATAATAACTCATATCATCTTTTATAAAATCCATATTATCTCTAATTATTTTATCCATATAAAAAACATCTAAAGGTAGATTTTGTGGTAGATTATATGGTGATCGTGGTGGTAATAATGATCTTCCTGGTCCTGGTGGGATACTAGCTATTCCTGTTTGTTTTGGAGGAGATTGCAACATTACGTCTGCATAAACTGTTTCTCCATCAGGAAGAGTACCAATTTTTGATCCTCCACCTTTAACAATCCCTTTAGATGCGTAATCTGTAATATAACTTTCTCTAGCATTCCCTGTATCTCTGCTAGGAGATGTTCTAACGGATTTTGATGCAGCTGTATCAGATGCATAGTCTCTACCTGAAATATCTTTACCTGAATCTGAACCTATTCTAAAATTAACACGACCACCATCTGAAAATGCAGGTAATTCAAACTCTTTTAAAATATCCTTGTAAGATTTTTTTTGTCGATTTATTCCACCTTCTTTTAAAATACGTTGTATTTCTTTTTTGCCAGCGTCAGGTAATTGCAAATCTTCGTATGCTTCAAAGTCACCCTCTCTAATACCTTGAAATCTATCATACACATTTTTTAAAGCTATTAATTGTCTTAATTTTTGAAACTGTGTTGGTAAAAATACACCAAGTCCTAATCTTACAAGTGGATTATTGTAAGCTGTTGTAACAAAATCTGTTCCTTTATCTATAACTTCTTCAAAAAAAGTAGGTGGTGTAAATGATGGTGTATAATCTATACCACCTTCAACATTTTGAGAAAAAGGATTTAGTGCTGGATCTCCTGTTTCTTCAATGTCAAAAACTTTTGCATCTTCAATATCAATTGTTTGCATTGGAGGAACAGGACCTATGCTTGCTGGTCTTTGTGAAGGTCCAGCAACATCTGCCATGGTTGGTCTATCAAAGCTAGGACTACTTGGTGTGCTTTTTGTAGAATTATCTCGATCATACTCTCTACCCGACGCGCCACCAACTCTATAACCTACACGTCCACCCTCTGCTCTAAAAAGTTCTCTTCCTCCCCCTTTTCTACCAGCTCCTGTTGCCATTCTCATATAATCTCTAAGAGATTTTTTACCACCATGATCCAAATAATATCGATAAGCTTTCATCATATCAGCAAAAGCTTTATCTTCTGCAGATGCAAAATCTATTCCTACTATTCCTTCTGAACCCTCTCCAAACCCAACACGTCCACCTTCTGCATTTAATTCTTTAAACGGTAATATCTTAGAATCGTATCTTGGTTTTGTTCTAAAGTATTCTTTGTAACTATCTGGATCTAATGTTTGTAGTGCTTGTTCTAACGCACTAATGTTTTCACCGTGATAAGTAATACGTTCCATTCTTTGTTCTGGTTTGTCTCTGTAAAAAAATTGTGCATCGTCACCTGCAGACTCTGGGTTTTTATATTTACCAAATGCGGATGTTTCATCTGCAAGTCTCTGTTGCACCTCTGTTGAGGTCATGTATTCCAGAGCATTCTTTGGTCCATCTTTTTGTATAGGTTGGATATTGTTTCTTTCAAGCCATTGAAAGATATCTTCGTTATCAGGTTTAAAATTATCTAACTTCTCAAATACTTCGTTACCAAAATGTTTTCTCCAGATTCTAACAGGATCTGGTGCAAAAAAATCTGCACCACCATAATGGTGTGCACCTTTGACAAGATTCTTATAGATCTCATCATCTAGTTTTATAATTCCTTTATCATGTAGTTTTGATAAAAAGAAACTGCCGTAGCCTCTGTATAAAGATGAATTAGGATTGTCGTATCCCGGACCATCGTATAATCTTTTAAGTCTTAATTCTTTTTCATCAAGTTCTTTTTTAGAGGGTCCTTTTAATTCATCTAATTTTTCTTTCATTTTTTTTACGTTGCTTTGAAATTTTTCTAACACCTGATTCATAGTCAACATCTCTTCTGGTAGATTATCCACTCTCTTGTTAAATATATCGTCAACGTTTTTACCTTGCTCTGTTAATCCTTTTGCAATCTTATCTTTTTCTGCAACCACTCTTCTGTACACACCTAGATTGTATAAGATATTATCTTTTTGAATTTGAGAAAATCTTACGTCTGGATTGTCTTTTATAAATTGTATTGTCTCTTCAAATTTTTTTGCAAGATCATCACCATATTCTCTAAGCAAAGAATATCTGTTCTCAATACCAACATTTTGTATGCTAAATGGTTTAAATCTACTTGCATCGGTTAGTTTAGACCCAATAATTGCATTACTACCGATCTCATCTTTGGTTAATTTTCTACCAATAAATTCTATACCCTCTGCTGTATCTGCAATACCACCCTTTGGTTTAGGTGATTCTGCCATTAATTTTTGTAATATTTTTATTAAATCATCCATAGTATTCTCGTTTACGTCTAGCCTCCGTCTCTTCTACATAATCCTCTGGGTGTTGTAGAAAGCCGCCTTGTCTAAATCGCATGAGAGCCTGGGTGGTTGAGTCTACCAAGTCATCATGATCGCCATAAGGAAACGCCGCGCACTCTTCTATTACTTCTTCTGCAAATTTTTCTTCTGGCGCCCATATCATACCAGATTCAAACAAAGGTGCAACAGAATTGACCCTTGCATGCTTATCATTTCCTTTGCTTGGTGTAAAATTAGTTACCGGTATATTCATCTTTCTAAGTTCATATGTGAGTGGTAAACCACTAGCTTTAGCCTCAACAATCACAGATTCTGGTTGCCAATACTCGTATTGCTCTAACGCTTTACGCCGTAGCTCTGGAAACTCAAATCGTTCTTTAATTGCATCTAACAATATTAAATTAGGACCACTATCTTCGTCAGGATAAAATACACCCCATGTGGTGATAGCAGAATAGTCTGCTGTTTCTTTTTTTAAAAATGCCGTATCATAAGATTGTATAACGTGTGCTAGATCAGGAATATAATCTTTTTTATATGTTCTCCACCACTCACGTTTTAGTATGGCACCTTCTTCTGCTGTTGGATTTTGCATCCATTGTGCATTCCATTTACCCGTGGGCAGTGTTGCTTGCACCTTTTCAAGTTCATCTAACTTCCAATACTCAGGCCAAACTGGTTTTGCTTTTTCTGTTCCGTGGTCCATGATTGCTGGAAACTCGACCACGTGCCACTGATCAGCTTTCGCTTCTTTTTGATTTTTAATTAACATACCTGTTAAATCTTTTTGTGACCAACGCGTCATGACAAGTACAATCTTACCACCTGGTTGTAAACGTTGACGTGGACCTGACGTATACCACTCGTACGCCGACTCCATTGCTGTGGGTGATAATGCATCTTGTTCACTATGCGGGTCGTCAATAATTAGAAGATCTGCACCACGTCCGGTGATCGCACCACCAACACCAGCTGCAAAGTATTCACCGCCTTGTGCTGTCTCCCAACGTCCTGCTGCTTTACTATCTTCTTGTAATCTTGTTTTAAAAATTTTTGTATAATCTTCCGAGTCAATTAGATTCTTTGCTTTACGACCAAACCTGATTGCGAGTTCACCCGTGTGCGTTGCTTGAATAATCTTGAGCTTTGGATCACGGCCCACCATCCATGCTGGTAAAAGATAAGATGCAAATTCTGATTTGGTATGCCTTGGTGGCATGTTAATAATCAAACGATTTATTTCACCTGTAGCCAATTTATTAAATTTTTCAGAAATGTGCCTGTGATGGGACCCCTCTATAAAATCAGGCCACATGCATTTTACAAAAGACAGAAAATCATTTTTAGCTTTGTTCTGTATCTTTTTTTCTGCATGCATAACCTGCAATCTTAGAAATTGTTTACGAACGTCTGCAGGTAGTTTACTTATATCTACTGTATCTAAATTCATTTAAAATTTTTTAAAAAATTTTTTGCATCATGTTTACGATGTTGAAAATGTTTTTACCAGGTAAAACTGTCTAAATCAAGCAATACAACCTAGAGTAGTGGGACCCCTTTGTACAAAAAAGGGGGGAGGGGGTCTTGTTTATTTACAATGTTTGGATTTGGTTCGGGACCCCTGGCGCGCGTTAGCGCGCCAGGAAAGAAAGGTTATGCCCAATTTTTTAGAGCATGTTTCTTGATGTAGAGCGCAGGCCCTACAACGAAGTCTTTACGTCCTGTAATGTAATTGTCATTATCGAACGTTATACGCCAAAGCATAGTTGCTTCGGGGTTTAGAGGTAAACCCATAAGTTTACCCTCTTCGTTTACTATTAATAAGTCTCCATTCGGAAACGTTATACACTCAACCATACCACCTACAAAGTCCTGCGCCTCTTTAAGTGTCGGAGTATTCTTTTCGTCGTCAATAATCTTAAACTCGCTGACGTCCGTGTTTGTTTTTGTTTGTTCCATATTATACCTTTCTTGTTAATAGGATTATCCTATCAACTTTGTCTGCTTTCGTCAACCTCTATTTTTGTATCATAATAATTATGTCCCCAACTAGTTGTATGTCTAGTTCTTTGTGGGTTATTGATTGGAGTTTCCTGGCACTCGGTCCTCGGCGCAATGGCTACGATTTGAGTTGCGTAAGTTTTCCAAAAATCATTTTGGCAATGATTACTGCAGAAGAAACCCCATTGTGTGCCCTCAACATATTGGTTTAATTTAATCTTACGAGTTCTTAAAACCTTTGAGCCTTTAACACCTCGCACTCTGTCGACAGTATGTTTTTCATGGCACTGTGGTCCATGACACCAATTAAAGTCGCTCATTAAAATACTCCCAATATTGTAAATAAAATATAAGCATATAAAATTATAGCCACGTTTGCTATTGTAATACCCCAACCCATTAGTGCCTCACTTTCCATGATGTAGTCGCAGTTCTATATCCATGTGCGTCTAAATCATAATAAACATAATAAGGTGTTCCATTTTTAGCAACACCATATCTTGACTTGTCATCATGTTTGCCTTTTCTTGTGATGTGTCTTTTGTGCTTACTAGCCCAATAAGTTATGTAGAATGTTTTGTCCATTTTCTTTTTCCTTTCTAATTGTTATGGGACAATCCTATATGAATTGTCCCATAGTGTCAATAGTTAATGTGAAACTAATTGTTCTTTCAACATTGCTTTTGCTATTGCTATTTTTTCCTCCCTTGTTTGTTCAACCTCATCTGTCAAAAGATCAGCTAAATTGCTCGGACTATAAATTGAAAGAGCCATACTAGAATGTGCATCTAATATACTTTCATTTAAAACCACACCAAGTTTATCAGCTAATTCTTTTGCTTGGTCAAAATATCTGTAAGATTTCAAACCAAGTTTTAGTTTCTGCATTTTTTTATCTACATGACTAAACAGATTTTTATGTGCAAGAATTACATTGTCTTTTGCAACATTAAATTGTTTAAACCAAAGATAGGTTTCATTGTTAGTTTGATACATACGACTAGAACAATAACTACTTCCAATAACCCAAAGTTTAAAATCATTGTCCCAAGTATCTTTAGCATAAGATGATTGACCACTTACATCATTACGATTACCATAACCCAAATATTTAT